TTTTCTAATTGGTCTGGAATACCATTATTGTTTCTATCAATCCAAAGCCCTAAGAACCCTACAATGGCCGTTAAGACACTTGGAATAAATATATGGTCGATAATGTTTATCCCTACATTAATCAATTTATTTATTTCGTCGGATACATAACCACTAATAAAGGCCATTATGTACTCAACTACTACCAATAAAATAGGCACTAGCATAATAAATACTAGCGCCCTTGTAGCAAGAATACCTGTAGGATGGAAGTTGGCCACCCTAACAGATTGATATGATTTTTTAATTGTATTGATGAGATTTGGCGGTATGTTCATGTAGCTCCTCCTTTATATCATCAACACGTACTTCTAAGGCTTCAACTTTTGCTGATAATAATACTTGCTTGCTTTCCGCTTTAATCCGTTCTGCACGTGATAATTTGATTTCATCCTTCAAATCTTTTAGCGTATCAGTTAGCACGCCCCATTTTTCTTGAAAAATAAGATTATCTTGCATCCGTTGTGAGTCTAATTGTTGTAATAACGGAATAATCAACAATCTATATCCTGCCCCAGCAACTATACCCACTATCGTAAGCGTGGTTAAAATGTCATTCAATTCAAATTGCCATGTCCACATTTATTACCCCTTTCTCCAGTACCCTATAATATCAATAATATAACGATTGTTCGCCGGTACGCCCCAGCCCTTAATTATACGGCTATTTCGTTCAACATAAATGCTATTGTTATTTACATCAACGCTTCGTTCTATTAGCCTTACTGCGACTGGTGCATTCGGTGGAAGCGATGCGACCATATTGCCATTACCGGAAGGGGTTTTCAATTTAAAATCAAAATGCAAGTACCCCCAACCTGTTAACGGGTCGAACGCTAAGTAACCTCTATCAGCACCAGGATTACTGGCTATAGCGTTTCCCCAAACAACTTCATATATTTCGACTGGTTGAGAAGTCGCTTGTCCACCACCGCTTCCAGGGTCGCCCTTAGGGCCTTTTAAAGCCAGTAATTGTTCCGCCGTGAAATCAGAGTATTTGAACGGCTCGCCTTTATCACCTTTCGGTCCTTTAAGTGCGTTAAGTTGGTCTTGTGTAAAGTCGGTAAATTTAAAAGGCTCCCCTTTAGGTCCTGGTGGCCCCATTGGTCCTCGTTCACCGTCCGTGCCACGTTGTCCAGGAGTTCCAGGTTCACCTTTAGGACCAGGCGGTCCTGGCAACCCCTGTTCACCTTTAAGTCCATTAACTCCATCTTTACCAGGAGGACCTTGCGGTCCTTGCAATTTAACAATCTGGGTATTATCTTTGACAATAATTTTATCATCAGGATCCTTTATATGAATATTCTCCTCGTTCATATCATTTCCCCCTATTGCTTATTCCTTCACATATTGTGATTTCACCTTTTATTAAACATTTGATAGGCTTATTACCACTCCACAAAAACAAATCCCAGTAGTACTTACCACGGCTTAATGTATCTGTGTCCAAAGATAAAATGATTTTGCACAGCTCATCATCTTCTAACCCATCTTGAGATACAGATATATCAAACTTTGTCTTGTACTCCTCATCTGTTGGATATTTTCTAACACATGCAAATAGGCTTTCACTATCTACCATATTGGTATAACCAACATTTAGAGTAATTGTTTCTCCTTTAATCACATTAAAGTTGTGTAGGACCGGTAGTTTCATCTTCATTGCCCTCGTCCAATTCCATTAAATCGTTATGGATACAACCCTCTGTGGGGCAAGTACCATCTTCATTTAATGTCGCATAACAAAATTCACAAAACTTCATAACAGGAACATCACTTTTAATTTCGAACGCTTCCATCATTTCACCGCCTTAATTTTTAATAACATTTCTTGATTTAATTTCTTAAACTGTTCTTGCAAGTCGGCAATATCGCCATTAATCAATCGACGTCTTAACACCATTTGTTCTAGCGTTTCAAAACGTTTATCATAGTAATTTTTAATTTCTGCAATTTGTTCAGCCTTAGTTGGTTCTTTTGGTTGTGGTACAACAAATTCACCATTTACATAAAACTTTCCTTTCATAAATTCATCTAGCATACTATCGCCGTCTGCAGAGTAAATAAAATTAGCAGCATCCGGCCATTCTTGTTTAGCAGTTGCCAGTAATTCATCTTTACTAATCATATTATCAACAAAAGATGTAATGCGTTCACCTTGTTCATTTAATACAAATACATATTGATTCATTTCTTTATACCCCCATAGCAATTACGCGATACTTGCCAATATATCTACTGTCAGTATTGTCAACCGTCATATAGTTTGGTGCATTCGACCACGTAGCAACTCCACTAAGATTAACAACCGATTGGTCGCCATTAGCTATTGCGATATAGTTTGTCGTCTTAAATGAAATCGGAAAATTAAATGTCGCTCCACCGGCACCAGGGTCTGACTGTGTAATTCCCCATTGAACAATGAAGCCGTTTGCAAATTTCACATATCCATTAACACTATCCAGTTTCGATGCTACGATAGCACCTTGACCTAACAATCCTTTAAGTGTGCCTAAGTTAAGCACTTTATTAATATCACTATCATTGTAGTTACCTGTAATAAAGTTAATAATTTCTTGCGAATTGTCGCCTTTAGTAACTTGAATGCCTTGATTGTGCTTAGTAATTGCTTTTGCGTATTGGTTAGAGGTAATATCTAGCTTTTTATTAAATGCATCTTGATGCGCATTTGTAGCGGAATTATGAGCTTTAATAGATTCGTCTAGTTTTTCCCTAGTAACAGCCGTAGATAAATCAATAAGGCCTTTTACATTAGGATTGTCTCCTACCCCTAAAGCAATTAATAGGCGTTGCATTGGAATTGTATTTGTTTTATCTGGAATATAAGAGGTTAATCCACTAGCGTTAGAATATCCAATGAGTTTTTCTTGCCCGCTGTCACCATTCTTTCCATAAACACCAACTTCTCTCCAATAAAATCCTGTTTCAACTTTTTTATTATCAAAGTTAAATTGTAACTGCATTTGCCCATTTGTTACTTCTTTGACATTACTTAATCCAATTTCTAATTTAGGGCTAACAAGAGATGTTAAGCTATCAATACTTTTTGTTAATTGCCCATCTCCTATTACTGCCTTTGTAATGATCAATCTATCATCAACTCTCCCAGTGGATGATTTTAAAATCATTTTATTCCCTTGTAGTGTTAAACTAAGTCCCGGAAACTGTGCCATATTATCCTCCTATTTCAATTACTTCTTCATATCCAATTACACTTCCATAATAGAGATTGTGCTCGATTTCAATATCGCTTAACAGTTTACTCATACTAATTTGTGTCTCTTCTTCTGCCACAACAAGTCCTGAAATAATCAATGTTTGCTGTAGTAACTGCTCTTCCCAAAATTCATAACCAATGTGTGCTGGTTTAAACTCCTCAATGGTTTGCTTTAAACCACCGATATCTTCACACATGTCTTTTGTGAACTTTAACTCCATAGTATAGCTTTCATTCTTTGGAGTTATTACTGCAGACTCATCAGATACAAAGTTATTGGCCAAGGCTTCTAGAAATTCTTTTGTACTACTATCAGTATTATTTAACTTTGCAATTACACGGCTTCGTCTATTATGCAAGCTGTCATTTCTAGCGCTGATTCCAACAAACTCTTCCCA